CGTTTATTCTATTATCAGCTATCATTCTTAACCATGTGGTATTCTTCGCCCACTCTAGATCGCTACAACCGACCGCTCGTGAATGGTTCTTCCAATCGTCCAAGTATTGACGATTTGTGCCTGTATAATACCGGCTACGAGTGGCATAATTTTTTGGGGATCTTATTATATTCATTGTTCCGTTGATCAGAATAGACCGTTTAGATATGAAGTCGATATCCCACCACTCGCCAGTTGTTAGCATTTTTGCGCATTGCCCCAAACCATGCGTTCCTTCTTTTTCCTTGGCATAAACTGTCCAGAAAGACTGTCGAAATGCTAATTCGTACGATTTTGGTATCCAAGCTACTACATCGTCTCCTGCTACTAAAAGCAACAGAGCTTTGTCAGGTATGCCTGCTAATTTGCACACGTATCTGAAGTAGTGTATCACTCGTAACGTGTTTCCCAGTGTAGTTCGGGTGGGGTGCCCAGAAAAAGTAGTGCCTCGTACTCGTATGGTACCCATCAACTCTCTGGTGCCGGGGTGGCGAAGTAACAAATCGGCATCGGGATTGTTGTATTGTGAACACAACCCTGCAAATGCCTCGTCACTAATTGGTAATCTTTCACGCCACCATTCTTTAACATGCGCTAGAAATTGTCCATCCACTGCTTTTATCAGATCGGCATGTTGGTGTGAGTCGTGTGCTGACCCATCACAAGATATACGCATCCATTCATCCTTATCTTTGTCTGAGAAAAAGTCGTTAATTTTCTTTGCGTAATAATTCGAGTTGTGACCATGGGCGAATTCAGGATATATGCTTTTCGCTGCCCTCAATAACGAATCTTGAGCCCAAGTTAGTGCTGCTAATTCGGTTGGTGGTATCCATATTAACCTTTCTTTTCCTGATGTCTTGGTTTTGTCCGTGCTGTAAAAATCTTCTTTAGATTTCGTCATAGCTCCGAATTTTGGTACACTGACTGTAGGATTCATGCAATACTTAACCACGTTTCTAGTATATTTGCGTTTCTTTGCACAACCCCAATTCTTATGGCGCCCGACCCATTCGCCTATTCCGGGTTGTGTTATTTCGTGATTAATGTTGTTCATTCTTTCGCTTATTTCTTGGCCGACCACGTGAGTGAAGTCGTTGACCATCTCTCTATCCGGTATGAGGGTTGTGCCGAAATGACGATTAAAGACTGCACCTAACAAAGAATTTACTTTTTTGTGATCATAAGTTATTTTATGTATTTTTTGCAAAGTATTCTGTTCTATTAATTCTGGTCCTGTTAGTATATCTTTATTCTCAACGATTTCGAAATCGTCTTCAGTAGCCCATTTGTCCACGAATTCTTGAGGTGTTACTTCATCGCGGGATGGATCGGTGATCATG